TGGTCCCGGAATTACGCCTCCGGGCGTTGGTTGGGATTATAACCAAGGCGGTCGCGTTGGTCGTAAGGCAGGCGGTCGCTTAACCAAAGAAGCTAAATCCTATCAGGACATGGAAGCGGGAGCGGGATCGGGCGAAGGTCGCCTTCAAAAGACCGATATTGCCAAGCGCACCATGCACAAGGACGGCGGCAAAGTAGGCCATCGCAAGTATCGTTCTTATGAAGATATGGATGCGGGCTCTGGTTCAGGATTGGGCCGTTTGGAAAAGACGGAGATTCAGTCTCGTAAGAAATGAGTTCAGCAGCCTACGACTCTGCTGGATAGGGGTGGGAGCGATGGCCCCTTCGTCGCTCTCACCCGACTTTAACAACACAAGGGGTAGCTATGCTCACGTACCAAGCATTTTATCAAAGTGAACTAAATAAACTGATCAAATTGGAAATAGAACGGTTGAAGGATAATCTGGTTACTGCTCACACAACTCTGGATTTTTCTGCTTACAAACACCAAGTCGGTGTTATTGATGGGCTGAAAAGGGCTTTGGAATTGGCTGATGAGGCTGATGCCATTGCTAATGGTGCGGAAAGGCGAACGTAAGGGGGTTCCTATGCCTTTTATGAAAATGAAACACGACATTGATCCAAAGAAGTTCATTCTGGACGAAATTGGAGACATTAAATCCTTTGAATTGTTTAACAATTCCATTTTGGTCGCCACTTATATCCGTCCCACAAAGACGGCGAGTGGGATCATTTTGACTGATAATACGGTCAATGAGGACCGTTACCAATCAAAAGTTGGCCTATTGCTGAAGATGGGACCAAGCGCATTTCAACCAAATGAAGAAGGTTGGTTTAACAACGAGAAGTTCAATTTGAACGATTGGTTGGTATTCCGTCCAAGCGATGGGTGGCCGATCAATGTTCATGGCATGGAATGTCGTATCCTTTTGGATACACAGGTGAGAGGGCGAGTAGAGAGCCCGGATGAAGTATGGTGAGGTGAAATATGTCAGAAACAGAGAAGCAATTAGAGATTTTATTAGACGAACCTCAACAGCCGGAAATTCAGAAAACTGAAGAACCTGTTGTTTTGGTTGAAGATGAAGAAGGCAACGTGGCGGAAGCTGCGGATGGTTTGCGCGATGATGACCCCACCAAGGTTATCAAAAAACTGCAAAAAACCCTTAAGAAAGAACGCAAAGCGCGTGAGAAAGCCGAGCGCAATGTCCAAATGGCTCAGTATCAGGTCAAGGCGGCTTACACGGAAAAGAGTGATTCCGATAAGCAACTGGTTGCCTCGGCGATCGACCGTTTAAAAACTGATAATGAAATACTGACCGCCCATTATGCTGAAGCTATGCAAGTGGGCGATTATGATAAAGCGGCCAAGATTCAGGCCAATATTTCTCAAAATAGCACAAAATTAGTCCAAATGGAGAACGGCTATCAAGCTATGCAACAGGCTCCTGTTGTTGTGCCTGAAATGCCCAAGGCTCCTAAGAGCGATGATGTTCTAGACCAGATTATTGGCTCAGTATCCAAGGATTCCGCCCGTTGGTTGAAGGCTAATCGGGATAATTTGGATAGTGAAAAGCAGATTCGTCGCATGTTTAGAGCGCACGAGGACGCAATTGATGGGGGAATTGTTGCTGATACCCCCGCCTATTTCCGGTTTATTGAGGATCGGTTGGGAATTGGCCGCAAAAACGAGCAAAGAGAACAGGATTACGTCATGTCAGCGGCTTCAAAACCCATTAAAAATGCACCCCCGCCGCCTGCCCCCGTGGAACGGTACTCAAATAACCGTCCCAATGTGGTCCGTTTGACCCGTGCTGAAGCCGATATGGCGTCTGCCTTGGGTATGACGGAAAAAGAATACGCTGTTCATAAGCGTGAATTGCAAAAATCAGGCAAATTGCCAAATTAAGGAGTGATATAAATGGTAGAAGCAGCAAAACGGCGTGGTCGTCCCCCTCGTGGGCTTGGTCTGGCAAAAGAAGCTACGGAAGAAGCGTTAGAAGCACGTGAAACTTCTGTTCCTAGAGAAGATATGAGGCCCGCTATGCGTGAAGAAAGCCCATTAGAACGCGCTAGAAAGCGTACCGCTGAAATTTTGGGTCACATTGGGGATATGGATGAGGGGACAGATGAGTTTTACATCCCCTTGGAAATTATTCCTGACGGTTGGACTTATGAATGGAAGCGTAAGACGGTTTTAGGTCAGGAAGACCCGACCTATGCCGTGTCTCTGGCTCGTGCGGGTTGGCAAGCTGTGCCGATGAACCGCGATCGGGCGCACATGGCTATGATGCCTGCCAATTGGCCACATAATACGATTGAGCGTAAGGGTCTCATTCTTATGGAACGGCCTACTGAAGTCATTATGCAGGTGCGTTCAATTGAACAAAAGGCCGCCCGTGATCAGGTCCGTGCCAAGGAAGCGCAGTTGAGCGGTACGCCAGATGGTACAATGACCCGTGACCACCCACAGGCTCGGCCAAAGATCAACAAGGCTTGGGAATCGCTTCCCATTCCTAAAAGCGAGCAATAATTAAAGTGTTTGGGGCCACTGAAAGGTGGCCCTTTACATTTGCTTAATATAGGCATAAAATCCCTTTTAAGTCTTGATGACTTAGCCGCCTCCCCCGGCGTGGAGGCACCTAATTTCTTGGTTCTTAGTCGCCCCGGTGTGCGATGATGGACTTTCCTGTAAGGGAGAACCCGTCATGGCGAACACAAACGCGCCTTTCGGCTTTAGACAGTACAGTGGAACGGGATCGGCTCCGACCTATGAACAGGTCACTGCTACGATCGCATCTACTGATACGACTGCTCTTTATTATGGTGATCCGGTAGTTCCGCTCGCCACTGGTTATATCTCCAAGGGTGATCCCACGGGCTCGCCTACGGTTCAGATTGCTGGCATTTTTGTTGGTTGCACGTACCTTTCAGTATCGCAGAAGCGCACTGTTTGGTCCAACTACTGGCCCGGCTCTGACAATAACGGCAACATCACTGCTTATATTGTCAACGATCCAAATGCTAAGTTCCTTGCTCAAGTCGGCGGTTCGTCTTCAGTTGGCGCAACGCAGACTGAAATCAATGCAAACGTGCAGTTTGCTTATGGCACGGGCAACGCAAGCAATGGTATCTCGGGTGCTTATGTTGACATCTCTGTAACCCCAACCACGACGGCAACTTTGCCATTCCGTGTTGTTGATCTCGTCACGCAGCCTCCGGGCGCTCCGGGAACAGCAAGCGGTGCGTATAACTACGTAATCGTGGCCTTCAACAACGTAAGCACCAAGCAGCTTACGTCGGTTGGTTAAGAAGGAGTAAGGACCAATGGCTGTTAATCTCTCAGCAATTAAAGACCTTCTCCTTCCCGGACTCCGTGGGGTTGAAGGCAAGTACGAGATGATTCCATCTCAGTACGACAAGATGTTCACTAAGCATGAATCAAAAATGGCTTTGGAACGCACGGCAGAAATGCGCTTCCTTGGTCTTGCACAGTTGAAGACTGAAGGCGGTCAGACTGCGTTTGATAACAATGCCGGTGAGCGTTACGTTTACAACCAAGAGCATACTGAAATTGCTCTCGGCTACGCGATCACCCGTAAGGCAATCGACGATAACCTGTACAAGACACAGTTTATGCCGTCGAACCTCGGCCTTGTGGAATCGTTCCAGCAGACCAAAGAAATTTACGGCGCAAACGTGCTCAACACGGCTACGACGTACAATGCTTCAGTTGGCGGCGACGGTAAGTCTCTTTGTGCTACAGACCATCCTATTGATGGCGGAACGGTATCAAATCGTGCAACGGTTGATGTGGACCTTAACGAGTCCTCACTTCTCAATGCAATGATCGCAATCCGTACCAACTTCCGCGATCAGGCAGGCCTCAAGGTCTTTGCCCGTGGCCGTAAGTTGCTCGTTGCTCCGCAGAATGAACCTGTTGCAATCCGTCTTACAAAGACTGAATTGCGCCCAGGCACAGCAGACAACGACGTTAACGCGATCATGATGACTGCTGGTGGTCTTCCTGAAGGCTACATGGTCAATGATTACTTTACGTCAGCACGTGCATGGTTCTTGCTTACAAACATTGACGGCCTCTCCTACATGGAGCGCGTTAAGTTTGAAACAGATATGCAAGTCGATTTTGTCACAGACAACCTTCTTGTTAAGGGCTACGAGCGTTACAGCTTTGGCTACTATAACTGGCGGTCGATCTGGGGCTCATTCCCGACCTAATTGATAAGAGGCGGGATTAACGTCCCGCCTTTCCACTCTAGGTGTAACAAGCATACAGACCGGCCTAGCGGACGCTGCACAGACTGTATGCTGACTCGTGCAGGAGGCTCCATTGGGAACCACTACATTCACTGGCCCAATTACGGCCGGTAACATCATCGACACGACAGGTACGACTGTCGGAACAGATGTGAGCAATGTTGGCTACGTTGTTATGGCGCAGTCAGCAACCGTCAAGCAGGCGACTAACGTATCGTCAACTGGCGTTTATCAAACTAACGTTGTGATCCCGGCTGGTAGCCAGATCATTTCTATCAACATCCTTGCAACGGCTGCTTGGAGCGGCGCGGCGCAGACGATTAACGTTGGCACAAACTCAACAGCGACTCAGCTTGCTGTTGCGGCTGACAATAATCTTTCTACGACAGCGGGCCTCAAGACCATTGTACCGGGCGATAGTGCTACGCGCACGGGTCTTTGGGTTGATGTTGGAACGTCCGATATTCAAATTTGGACGAAATCGACAAACACGGGCACTGGTGTTGGTGTTATTACGGTAACTTATTTGCAGGCCATTGGCTTGTAATTGATCGGGCTACAAGGAGGCTCACATGAAAGGTAAAGTTCAAAAAGGTGTACGCGCTCACGACGAGGCACCTACGGACATCTACGCTGGCGCAAACTCAAATGTTGCCAAAGAAGCAAAGAACAAGGCTGAAGGCTTCAAGCGCGGTGGCAAGGCTCACAAGGCCAAGCACCACATGGAAAAGATTCATGGCGCTGCGGCTAAGGCACATGCTGGCCGCAAGCCACGCAAGTCAGGCGGTGGCGTATTGTCATCGGCTGCTCGTGGCACGATGCGTCCGGGCTTTGAAGGCTAAGTTCTCCCCCTTAGTCTTGATAGGATAGCGGGGGCCGCAATGCCCCCGTTTTTTCTAGGAGGATGGCATGACTGCCGCTTGGACGCGTAAAGAAGGCAAATCTCCTTCTGGTGGCTTGAATGAAAAAGGCCGCGCCTCTGCTCGTGCAGAGGGCCATAATCTAAAAGCACCAACAAAAGACCCAGATAATCCTCGCCATCAGAACTTCTGTAGTAGAATGACCGGCATGAAGCGCAAAATGACGGGCTCGGCAAAGGCCGCAGACCCAGACAGCCGCATCAATAAGTCATTAAGAAAATGGGGATGTTGAGATGGTAGACAAACCTTTTTGGGAGCAAGACGCTCCAAAAGATGCTAAAGTAAAGCATCTAAGCCGTAAGCAGGTTCAATCTGCCAAGGCGAGAGCAAGAGCGGCAGGCCGACCCTATCCAAATTTGGTCGATAATGCTGCGGTTGCTCGTGCAGGCAAGAAAGGCAATTAACGATGCAACCGATTCAAGTTTCAGTTGGTCCCTTAACAGCAGCAAATGATCAAGCTATTGCGGCGGCTCAATCACCTTCTGGCACCTCATTTACACTTACCTCAAGCCCCGTAACTTTGGATGCTCCTCGCCAAGTTGTTATTACCTCAGCAGGTGATAATAGCGGCATTTCCTTTGTTATTACGGGAACATCATTTAGCAATCAGCCGATTAGTGAAACGGTTGCCGGCGCAAATGCCTCAACCTCACTTTCTACATTGATGTTCAAAACGGTATCTTCAATTGTGGCTTCAGGTGCGATAACTGGTGCGGTCAAAGCTGGCACGACAGGCGTTGCAACAACGCGTTGGGTCCGTTTTGATAGCTTTGCTAATGCTCAATCAGCGGTTCAAGTCGATGTTTCTGGAACGGTTAATTACACTGTTCAGGTAACGATGGATGATCCAGATGATCCAATCAGCCCGACCACTCCGGTTAGCTGCACTTGGCTAAGTTCACCCGATACAGCCGTAGTTGGTCAAGCTGCTGCAAAGTATAGCTACTTTGCTTACACTCCAACTTTTGCTCGGGTTCTTTTAAACTCTGGATCAGGATCAGCTACCGCGACATTTGCTCAATTCAGCAACGCACCCTACTAAGGGGTAGCCATGACAACGAGCGGAACTTATAATTTTAATCCGGCACTCGGTGAATTAACGCTTTATGCGTTCAATCTTATCGGGATCAGAAACACATCCGTACTTCAAGAGCATATGGAAAGTGCCAGAATGGCATCCAACATGCTCTTGGCACGGTGGTCAAACCAAGGTGTGAATCTTTGGCAAGTCGATAAGGTTACAGTTCCGCTTGCTCAATTAGTCCCGATTACAGGTGCTTCTGGGACAGGCGCAATTGCGACCCTGACATATTATGCCGTTGATACCCCTGTCTACACGGTGGGAACGACTATTACGGTCACGGGAATGAATCCATCAGGGTATAATGGATCGCATATTGTTGTTTCTTCAGCACCGGGGTCGGTGTCATTTGCCTCAACAGAAGTTGGTGCATTTGTTTCTGGTGGGTTCTGCGAGGCCCCTAATGACGTATCTACTTTTAGCGTTAATCCAAATACAGTCGTTATCCTTGATGCTTACGTCACAAATAACGACTCAGGCGCAAACATTGACCGCATCATTCTGCCAATCAGCCGCACTGAATACGCTTCCTACCCCAATAAAGAACAAGCTGGATTCCCGACTGTGTTCTGGTTTGACAGGCTCCTTGCTCCAACAGTAACGCTTTGGCCTGTTCCAAATACGGATAATGGACCGCAAAATCTCGTTTATTATCGCGTTAAGCAATTACAAGACGCTGGCCTCGCTAACGGGCAAAATGTTGATATTCCTTATCTTTGGATGGAAGCATTTGCTTACGGTTTGGCTCAACGTCTTGCGGTGATTTGGTCACCAGATAAATTGCAGATTTTGGCTCCCTTATCTGAAGAAGCGTATAATATTGCAGCGCAACAGAACGTTGAAACCGCGCAACAATACATTACGCCGATGATCAGTGGATATTTTAGGTAGGGAGGCATGAATGGGCTATGCCTCAAGGTCTGGACGCGCAAGGACTAGTAGTCGCAATCCGCAGGCATTTGGCGTCTGCGATCGTTGCGCTCTTTGGTACAATCATAGTTCATTGCGTTGGCAGTACGATTGGGCAGGCGCTAGCCTTATCAACAAACGCATTTTGGTCTGCAATACTTGCTATGATGAACCGCAACAGCAATTGCGGGCGATAGTGATTCCGGCCGATCCGGTGCCAATTGTGAACCCAAGAACAGAACCATATACTTGGGATTCAACCGATTATCGGCAAATTTCTGGCTATAATACTGTCAATGTGCAGACGGGTATTCCCGTTCCACAAGGTGACGTGCGTGTTACGACGGAAGACAATGCCCCAACCGATGACAAGCGTGTTGTTCAACAGACGGGTGAAGCGCCTTACGGTACCAATCAATTGCCTGGCACGGACCCCAATGCGGTCACTTATCGGACGGTTACCGATGCTACAAACAACGGTTCTGGTTTAGTCAGGCTCACAATTGCGACAACAAATGGCTTGATTACAGGCCAGATGGTAACAGTTCAGGAGGTTGGGGGCGTTACGGCCGCCGATGGTAATTGGACGATTACAGTCGTAAATGGCACCCAGATTGATTTGAATGGTTCAGCTTTCTCCGGTTCCTACACCTCTGGTGGCTATGTCATTAACAACCCCAGCTTGCCACGTGGCTTTGCTGAAATTCCTCGCACAGGACCGCTCTGATGCCTAGATACGCAAGTAACATTCAGATACCCAATCTTGGTGTAGCGATTGCTTTAAATGGGCAAGAGCAAGTTGAATGCGTTCAGGCGGGGCAATCTCGCCGGACAACAACACAAGCTATCGCAAATCTAGCCGTCGCCATACCTGCTAACGTGACAACGACTGAAAGAAATGCCTTGAGTGCATCTACAGGGCAAATTGTTTTTGACACGACTTTAGGCAAATTATGCGTGTATAATGGTTCTGCTTGGGAAATTATAACGTCGGTGTAGTCTCGTGGCGGTCAAACAAATCCCCAATCTGCCTAGTGCAGTAGCCCTTAATGGAACAGAACAGCTTGAAGCAGTTCAGGCAGGTGTTTCTGTTAAGGTTACATCTGCACAAATAGCTTCTTTGGGGCTTGGCCCAACGGGACCTACAGGATCAACTGGCGCTACAGGGCCTACCGGACCTACGGGTAGCACGGGTCCAACAGGTAGCACAGGCGCAGATGGCCCGACGGGCCCAACTGGCAATACCGGATCGGCAGGTCCAACAGGCCCAACGGGGCCAACCGGCGATGCTTCTACTGTTCCGGGCCCAACAGGGCCAACTGGTTCTCAAGGAAATACGGGACCCACAGGCTCTACCGGACCTACGGGTCCTACGGGAACGGGCGGTCCTACGGGGCCTACAGGTGCAGTCGGGTTTTCTGGCCCAACAGGTCCGGCAGGTCCTACTGGCCCGACGGGATCAAAAGGTGCCGGCTATACAACAATGTCGTCTCATACGACGGCAACTATTCAAGTCGGCACTGATGTCTTTTCAATGTTGGCTAATGGTGAATCTAACGGCGTCGGTGCCTTTGCTGTGCCAGATTATGTTGTTGGCACGGCATTGGACGGCTCATCAAATAGTAATTTTATTTATGGGCAGATCACAAACGTCTCTGGTGCATTTGTAACCATAGATATTTTATCTGTTTCTGGCCCCGGTGTTGGAACCAATAGTAGTGATTGGACGTTTACCTTGTCAGGTGAACTTGGTCCCACTGGCCCTACTGGTTCAGGACCTACTGGCCCAACAGGCGTCGCGGGACCTACAGGCCCCACAGGCAGTACCGGACTTGCAGGTCCTACTGGCCCGACAGGGGATATTGGTGCATCTGGCCCAACAGGACCTACAGGTAATTTAGGGCCAACTGGACCGACAGGTCCGACTGGTCCAACAGGAGCCGCTTCAACAGTTGCGGGGCCGACTGGTCCGACTGGCCCTCAAGGAACATCATCAAATCTATTCCTTTATAAAGCTAACACGGGTGCCACATCTGGCTACCCCGGCGATGGATATTTGCTTTGGAATAGCGGCACACAGACATCTGCTACCCAGATCAATGTTAGCCATCTGACCGACAATGGCGTTGACGTTGATATTTTCTTGGCTTTGCTTCAACAAACTGAAGAAATCATTATTCAAAGTCAGGCAAATAGCGCCGATTATCAGACTTGGACAATTTCTGGCACGCCGGTCCATTTTAATGCAGGTTTATCAAATTCTTATTGGTTATATCCGGTAACGCTTGCGGGCTCTGGCGGGACAGGTTCAAGCGGCTTTGCTAACAATGACCCATTGTTCTTGGCACTTGTTAATGGTGTCAGTGGTCCAACTGGCCCCGCTGGCCCTACGGGTCCAACTGGCTCGACAGGTGCAGCAGGTCCGACGGGCCCAACAGGACCCACTGGACCGACTGGAGCAAATTCTACTGTTCCAGGTCCTACAGGTTCGACTGGGCCAACAGGATCAACAGGATCAACGGGCGGAACTGGTCCTACGGGGCCAACTGGCAATACTGGCGCTCAAGGTCCAACAGGCCCCACAGGTCCAACGGGTGCCGCAGGTTCTCAAGGTGTTGTCGGCCCGACTGGACCTACGGGGCCTACAGGATCAACGGGTAACACGGGCCCGACAGGTCCGACAGGTCCGACAGGAAACACAGGCGCTCAAGGTCCAACCGGACCAACGGGCCCTACAGGTTCTACAGGTAATACTGGACCGACCGGACCTACTGGGCCTACAGGAACCACGGGGTCAACCGGGCCTACTGGGCCGACTGGTCCTACGGGCACAACTGGTAATACAGGACCGACGGGGCCAACTGGTCCTACGGGTGCGGCATCAAGTGTGGCTGGTCCGACTGGGCCTACTGGACCTGCCGGTTCTGGTTCTGGAACGGCTCCTACAGGCGGCGGAACTGACGCAATTTTCTGGAACAATGGTCAGACAGTGAATACAAGTTATAGTATTCCATCTACAACAAATGCGGGTACATTTGGTCCCGTTACAATTGGTGCCTCTGCCACAGTTACAATTCCATCCTCATCAACTTGGACGGTAATCTGATGGGTAATCTTACTCTCAACGGATCAACATCAGGGCAGATTACACTTGCCCCTACAGCGATAGCGGGGACAAACACGCTTACGCTTCCTGCAACTACGGGAACTCTAATAACAAGCGCAAGTCCAGCCATTACCACGCCAACAATCACAGGCGCTGTTTTGGCCGCAGGCACGGCGAGTGTTGCGTCTCTCACTTTCACTTCTGGTACTAACCTGACATCAGCAACTGCTGGCGCTATCGAGTACGATGGCAAGGTGATTTACGCTACTCCACAAGGAACACAGCGCGGCGTTGTACCGGGTATGCAATACTTCCGCAGAGAAACGACTACTGCTGGGATAAGCACCAACTCTGTGCAACCATTTTTTGTAAACGGAAACTCAACTGCATCTTCAATTTCAGGTACTACATTGACAGTTGGTGGCACTGTCACAGGAACTTTTGCGGTTGGTCAATATCTTGTTGCATCTGGTATAACTGCTGGAACATACATTACTGCTCTCGGTACTGGTACCGGAGGGGCTGGAACTTACACTGTCAATAGTAGCCAGACCATTGCTTCCACTACTATTCAATCTATGTATGGAGTGACTTTATCATCATCAACCGTATATAAATTTGAAGCTGAATTTCTGAGTTCAAAATCTGCGGGAACTACATCGCACACACTTAGTACTCTGTTTGGTGGGTCGGCAACCTTAAATAGCATTGCTTATCTAATTCTTTCTGCTTCTACAGGTACGCAATCAACTTTTAACTTCACTGACACGGCAGTTACAGGAACGGCTATTACGCAAGCATCTGCAACAGTAGTAGCA